TTGATTTTTAGACACAACACTCATTCCTAGAGCAATACTTCTGTTTGCCGAAAGTGTGCTATCCATTTGATTAAGCCCATTCTGCACATTTGTCATATCCAAAATAGGACTTATGGTTGGTGTTATCTCCATATCACTATCGATTATTGTAGACATATCACTTATCAATCTGCTTACAGACTGAATTGTACCACGTGCCATATCAGCACTCGCTTTAGAAGCATCATTACTTCGATTAGTAATACCGCCTATCAAACCCTCAACCATATATTCACCGATTCTGGCAAATACTCGCGATGGTGAGTGTATCTCGGCAGTATCTTGAGTTATTTCCGTTCCGGCAGAAATAAGACTCTCCAAAGTTTTAAGAAATTCAGGTTGTTTGCTTTCTACACCGTCAATTAATCCGTCGACCATATATTCGCCGAGTTCATCCCAACCGGCAGAACCTAAAACAGTGCTTGCTATAGAAACAATTTCTTGGAATTTCTCTTCGGTATCGTCTTTGATAGCACCGATATTCTTTAAGAAAGCATCTTTTAATTCACCGAGTTTTTCGTCAGTGTCTTTCTTCAATTCATCCAAATCTGAATTATATGTGGTTTTAAGATCTTTAATCTGGCTATTTGTTTCTTTGCGTAAGTCGATTAATTCATCAGTTGCTCTGTCTGTTGCTTCTTTATGCTTTTCAGCCCACAAATTTGCATATTGCGAAAGTTGGGCATCAGTCATAGAATTCAAGCCTCGAATATTAGCAATAGCTGATGGTCCCATTTCCTGAAGTTCTTCTATCAATGCTTGGTTTAGTCCTCGTTTAGATAGTTGTTGAAGTGTATAGTCCCAATCCTCAAACTCTGCAACTTGATCTTGAAGATTTTTTGTCAATTCGGAAACACCGGTTTTTCCTTTTTGCTCCACCTTATCAAACAAACCATATGCATTATAAAGTGACTGAATCCTTGAATTGAGGGTATCCGAATAATTATCTTCCAGTTCTTTAATGTCCTGTTCGAGTTTTTCGTTTAATTCCTTTTCTTTCTCGACGTAATCATCCTTAACATTTTGACAATCATCAAGAAAGTCTTTATAAGCGTTGTAGATTTCTTTTTGCGTGGCATAGATTTCTTTTTCGTACTTTTTACGTGTTTCCTTATTTCGCTTACCGTATTTATTCAGCATACGAGTATTCCACGCTAATTTGTCGGCTAAAGAATATTCCCCACGATCCTCTTGGTCTTGAATCCAATCCATAGAATTCTGATAATTAGCATCGTCCAGTAGTTTCTTAAGGTATTCGCCCTCTTTAACTGCATTGGACCATGCAACCGAACCCTCATCTAAAGTTGCAATCAGACGTTTGTTAGCTTCTATCTCGTCTTCCAACGCATCTATATTACCGTCAATAAGTTCGTGTTTTAGATCGTAAATCTTTTTATCGATTTCTATTCGTTCTTCACTACCGTCTTCATATCTTGCCTGAACCCGTTCCCAAGCTTCAAGTTCGCCTTTAGTGTCCAAACGATTATAATCTTTTTCAGTTTCAATCCAATTCTTAGATGTACTATATTCCGCATCTTTTAACAACTTACGAAGATATATACCTTCTTTTACAGCATTAGAATAAGCAACTGTTCCTTCTTCCAATGATGCTATTAAGTCATCATTAGCCTGAATTTCTCTTTCCAGTGCATATACATCTCCATCAATAAGTTCGTGTTTCAGATCGTAAATCTTTTTATCGATTTCTGCTCGTTCGTCTGTACCCTCAATGTATCGCTCTTGAACTCGTTTCCAAGCCTCGAGTTCCTCTTTGGTACTCATACGATTGTAATCTTTTTCTTTATCGATCCAATCCTTAGAATTCTGATAATCCTCTTCTCTTAATTCCTTAAGAACTGCATAAGCATTCTTTTCAGCCTTCAGTCTCTCTTCACTACCCTCAGAGTATTTTGAAATCATAGTATCCCATATTTCAAGTTCCTCCGCCAAACTTAACTCGTCAAAAGATTTTGCTTCTTCAACCCATTTTTCGACATCATCAAAAGACTTTTTCGCCACACTCTTGACTTTTGCTGCTGACGCTTCAGTTTCATCAACTGCTCTATATGCATTATCTCGTATACCGTTTGCTAAGCCTTCACCGATATATCTACCGATTGCCATAAAAGCCCTAGATGGAGAATGTATTCCTAACGCTTCTTTTGCAGCAGCTAATGAACTTTTAGCCAAGCTTACTGCGGCAGCTATAGCCGAAGAACTACCCGAGCTAATACCCGACGCTAGTCCTAATGCCATGTTATAACCTGCTGCTCTATAACCACCCACTTGATTATTTGCACTATTTATGCCAGCTGATGCTATATTGTTTATAGCTGACATAACTGTCACACTAGACGATATTATTCCTGTAGCCAAAGAATTTCCCAAATTAGCACCGCTTGATTGGAATTCTCCCATTCTGCTTTGCAATGCAGAAGCTGCTGATTCAACTATTGACGATACCGCTTGTGAAATGTTTCCCGATGCAGAAATGAGTGAATTTACAAAATCGTTTATTCCTTGCGTTCCGGCTGAAGCAAATGCCGTATTTAGAGAGGATAAACTATTGTATAGTCCTGAAAAATCTGCCCCGCTAATATCATTAACAAAAATCATAAGATTTTCCCCGAAAGATTTCAAAGAATCTCCATAATTTTGTAGACTATCGACACCACTAGTATCATTGACTAATTCTGCCAACATTTTTCCTGCGTTTACAGACGCTTCAATGCCTCCGGTGTTAATACCAGATACTATATCTCCATAATTCTTTATTGCATTTCCGAACGAAATTATTTGTGTACCAAAATCGCCTATATCATTATTACCGGCTAGCATTCCAGCTAACCCGCCTGAGTTCGGAAGAGTTTTCGCTAACTCCATGAGTAATTTTCCAGCCGCGACGGATGCTTCGATACCACTTGTATCTATACCCGATACAGTATCGCCATATCCTTTTATTGCTTCGCCGAACACTTTTAATTGAGTGCCAAACTGTGCAAAAGATGATTCACCAGTTAGCCATGAAGTTATCGATTCTAACAGCCCTGCACCAGTCAGTGCCAAAATTGTATTTGTTAATGTCTGTATATTAGATAGCACACTACCATCTATGTTCTTAGCACCTTCTATAAACGGCGACAAATTCGTCATAAACATAGAAAGATTGGATGCCATCTCTGGTAATGCAGATGTGGTGCCGTCAAGAAATCCTCCTGCAATTCCGCCTATAAATTGGCCAATTGCTGTACCGATTATTTGAAGAAAATCCCCACCTTCGGATATCAGCCATTCTAATCCGGGTATTTGAGATAAAGCACCTAATGCAGCAATCACAAGTGACAATTCTGCAACAACCGCTCCAAATGCCAACACTCCAACCATTGCCCCTGCTGCCAACGCCGTCATAGCATTTAATGCCAACATAAATGCTGTAATAGCAGCTATACCTGTAATAAATGATTCAGCACTAATATTACCCAATGCTTCAACCGCACTTTCAGCTATGCTCTTAAAAATATCAAATAATAAAGTGACTATTTTAGGTGAATATGTTTTAACGGTCTCTAATACTCCGACTATTATTTTGAAAATACCGTCTGCTAACGCTGGTATACATTCTACACAAATATTGATGGCTTCCAACAATAATGCTTTAAAGGCTTGTCCTATTGCTGGTGCACTCAGTATAATAGCATTACATATACCTACAATAGCTTCTGCTATGACACCAACCATTGAAGGTATTAGTTCTAATATGCCAGTTATCGTGACACTTAAAGCTTCTACAAAAGCGGCCGCTCCTACTGCCCCAGCAGTTGACAATATCGAAAAAGCAGTTGCAAACGCCATAACTCCCGCACCTGCCGCCAAACATGCCACACCTAGCAATGCAACCGCACCACTAATAGCCAATATAACTGGTGCTACTGGTCCCAAAGCATATCCTGCAACTCCTATAATTGCCATTGTAGCAGCTATTGAAACTATTCCCTTTACTATTTCTCCAACAGACATACTACCTAAAGATTGTAATACCGGTACCATAAGATTTAATGCTGTAGCCATGATCACCAAAGCTGCTGAGCTTGCCAGTATATTGCCAGACATACCCGATAGCAATTCGAATCCGGCGCATATAGCTAATATACCAGCTATTGCAGCTCCTGCTTTACCTAAATCAGGCCATTGCATCTGTCCAAATTTACTACATACATCTGCAAATATCTCTAATGCAGCTCCTATTATTACTAATGAAGTTGCTGAGCGTAATAATTTAGTCGGTTTAATCTGTTTCATCAGAAATTGAAATCCGGCAAACGCTAATAGCATTCCACTGATTCCCGATAAACCTTTTCCCAATTCAAGCCAACTATATTGTGATAACTCTCCACACACTGATGCCAATATTTTTAGAGCAGTAGCCATTATTACCATCTGAGCAGCTCCGCTCTTTAACTTCTTTCCATATTTGCCCATTGCAATTGCCGCCGATACGACTATAGCCATAAGTCCTAATATACCGGTTAGTCCAATCGCTAATTGGTTCCATTCAAGATCCGATATTTTTTTCAAGGCGCTCGCCAAAATCAGTACCGAGGTAGACATAGCAATCATTACACCTACTGATTTTAATGCACCTTTGCTTTTACCTGCTATTTTTTCGAATATTGCCATTGCTCCCATTAATTCTCCAAATAGAACAGTTATGGCTACCAATGCAGATGTCAAGCGTTTAGGGTCGATCATGGACAATACTAATAAGGAAGCTGCCAGCACTCCTATGGCTATTGCAATCTTTTTCAAAGTATCTGCCTTTACACTTTTTTGCAGACTCTCTAAAGAATCTTTTACAGTGCCAAATATGGATTTTATGTGATCTATTATACTGGTCGAATTGTCAAATGAGTCGGCAATACCGCTTATAAATTTCTTTATTTTCACAATAACAGTTGCTAATAAACCACCATTCACAATGTCTAAAAAAGATTTTATATCACCATTATGAAAAGCATCTTTAAAAGCATTACCTATACCTTGAATAGTATTTGCAAGTGATGCTCTTACCCCAGATGTCATATTCCAAATATTTTTCAGAACATCGACGATATCTTTAAATCCGTGAATATCTATTTTATCACTTAAAACCGAAACAAATTCTTTGACTCGATCAATTGCTCCTCCTACAAAACCGATTACAGTATTGATTGCGTTCCCAAATATGTTAGTCTCTTTTATAGAATTATGTAACTTCGAAATCCATTCACCTACAGAACTCGATACGTTTAAAACGCTATCACCCAATCCTGTAAAATGACTAAACAATTGTACTATTGCTGATACGACATTTTTTATTATTGTAACTCCTATACCCAGTATAGAAAAGACACCTTTAAATACTGACTTTAATTTATTGGCTTGCTCTTCGCTTATTTTGAATTTTTCAGATAAACTTTTTATCTTTTCTGTCACCTTAACAAGTTGCTCAACTGTAATTGGCGGAAACACATCTGTGAAAGCCTCTTTTACAGAGTTTAAAATTGTAACAAGTCCTTCGAAGACATTTTTTACTGAATCAATTATCATCGTACGTCCGCCGGAATCTTTCCAACCTTGCAAAAGATTATTTCTTGCATCTGCGGATTGTTGAATCATATTACCTAACTGATCAGACACTGAAGTCCAAAGTGATTTTGCTTCTTCAAAGTCACCAATTAATATTTCCCATGTTTGCGTCCAACCTGATTGATTTGCTTCTTTTAAAGTGTCAATCAATTGAGTAAAAGTTTTTACCTTTGTTGCTGCATCATTAGCAGTTTGACCGAGTTTCATTATTTCTTGTGCCTGTTCCGCTGTATATCCCATAGATGTTAGCTGTTCTTCGGTCAAATCGCCAGTAAACTTAGATAGGGTTTCTGTCAATATTTCAGAAGATAACCACCCTTTTTGTAAGGTTTCTCTAAATGAGCCTTCATCTTTTATCATTTGATCTATGGCGATTCCATGTACACGAGCTGTTTCTTTTAAAGCATCCTGAAATACTTGTCCACCCATACCAGCATTAACAACTGAATTCCAGTCCTGCAATTTTACAGTTCCTGCAGCCAATGCCTGCGACAACTGATACATTGCTGTACTTGCTTGCTGTGAAGTCGATCCTGATACCGCAGCCAAATTAGCAATACCTTTAATTGCGGCAACAGAAGTATCCAAATCAACACCGGCAGCAGTAAAAGTACCTATATTACGTGTCATTTCCGTAAAGTTGTAAATAGTCATATCAGCATAATGGTTTAGTTCATCTAAAGCATTATTTACCTGTTCAAGGGTTGTACCCTTTGACGACGTATTAGCTAAAATGGTCTGAACAGCATTGATTTGAGTTTCATACTCTTGAAATCCCGATTTGGCAGCACTAATAAGTGAATTTGCAATACTCGTTCCCGCTTGTATTGCTGTATTCGTAAGATTTACTAATGCTGTTGTAGCCGCAACTTGCATCGCTGAAAATTTAACACCGACAGTATCTGTTTCATTACCAATATGTGAAAAAGTTACTTTATTTGCTGCGGATGTTATGTTTTCCAAGCCCGTTGCCACATCTTTTAATTTTAATTTTTCTTTAAGCTTGTCTAATGTGGACATACTTGTGGCAACATTTCTCTCAAAATTACGATTATCAAACCTCATTTCTGCAACTCTGCTATCAATTAACGTACTCATGAAGTGATAACCTCCCTCCATAATTCCGAAGCCAGTTGTTCGAAAATTGGTTGAATGGCAGGGTTTATATAATCTCTCCCTTGTACATATCCGCCATTACGAGTTCCATGACCATATTGCAATATAATAGCTATGGGTACTCCTTTATTTTCATTCGAATTATAAAACTCGATAGCAACCGATTCGCTGTTTTTTTTTACTTTATAAAACCACGAAGACGCAGTTTTACCAGAATTAATAGGTTGCTGATTTTAAAGCACTAACACCTTTTTGACCATATCGATTGAAAATATCTATTTTAAACACATTTTTTAATTTTCCAAAGTATTTATCTACCTTAGCAAAATCGCCCTTATGCCTAAAGCTTATAATTGACATTTTTTATTCACCCCTTTGAGTTGTATTTTTCTCGTCGTTTCGCATTTCTAACGGCATTTTCTTTCATAATTTCACTCTTACTCTTTTTTCTTGGTTTTCTGTTTTTTATTTCGAATATTTTTATAAGTGTGAACAAACGATTGATATGCCATTTTTGACACTCCATTGGTACATTAAAGGTTATCATTATATAATAAATAAGTTCACTTGTTAAAAATTCTCCTGTTCGACTTGACGGTTGAGTGTCGTGTATAACTGTAGCAGTCATAGGTGATTCGATATAGTTTCGTATGTCTGTTAGATTTTTCGACGTTAAACGATTATATACATCATCGCTTACATTTTGTGTAATTGTCATGCATTTTATATAATCTAAAGTTTCCTCATATGTCTTTTCTTTTTTTGATAGAAAAGGCACTTGCCATTTAGATTCCCATTTTGAAAGGGACACTAAAGAATGCTCCAACATCAATTTTTGCTCTTTTTTAGACACAATAAATTCTTCATGTTCTTCATCCCATCGTTCTTCAGCAGGT